TTAATTTGGTTCCACCGGATCTGGGTTTTCAGGTTTGTTATTTCGCTCTGATAAATCTGTAAGGATTCTTTGTATGCAGTTTCCAAGCAAAGTATTGTTTGCTTGGAGTCGGTCAAGGTCTGAGAGGCTTTCTCCTGCGACTTGGCTAACTCCGCCCGCGTACTCTTCAGCTGCGCTTGTAAGCTCGCTGAATTTGCCTGTAAGGTATTCATTTTCAGCTTCAAGACGTTGATTATAGACTCGGAGTCGCTCAATATCATTTTGTACTGTGGCTGGGGTTCTGACTGCTGGGCAACAGCCGGAGCCAAAAAGAATAACCCCAAAAAGAACAAGAATAATAATTTTTTCATTTTTCATTACCTTTCCATCCTTATATATTTTTTACCGTCATATTTCATAACTTCATTTTTATTACCAATGCTAATATGTATCCACTCTTTGCCTCCAGCCTGCTCCAAAATGAGTTGTCCGAAAGTCAGATTGCTTTCACGGATAAGATCAAAAATACGAGCAACCCCAATCCCCCGGCAAATAAAGTCTATGGCTTCGCATTTCATATGCTGGCTTGTCTTACTGCCGCCGATAGATTCATTCAGCTCTGGGCAACGGATGGCAGAGGTTATAATCATAGGCACTCCCAAAACCGTGCGGACTGTCTCTCCGAAGTTTGCCAACTTCACAAGCTGGCTCATATTTAAAAGGCCATAATTCCAATTTGCCATTACAAACTTTTCATTGCTCGTATTGACCAGCTCTTTAAAGCTGAAATGTGGGGATAGCACTTTATTATCTGTTGAGTGTGTATCTGTCATATCTCTCTCCTTATTTACCCGTATTATCAATTCTCATTTTGTCTAAAATTTTATCTATAGCTCCATTGGTATTGCTTATAGCCCCATTGGTTCTATCTATCGCCTGAAGGATAAGGGTGTGTTCATTTATCATGCGTTCATGTTCCTTGCGTTGTAATCCGCCTATTTCGTTTTGCTTCATGCCATAGGCTTTTACTTCCTCAACCAGCTTCGCAATAACATCCTGATTACTTTTAATAATTTGCAAATACTCTTTTTCTCTTTGGAGTGCAGTTTCTCTATCTAGCTTTTCTCGTTCAACCGTTTCCTTGCGCTCATTTTGCACATGCTTCCAATACGCCCACCCTATCGCGCAGGAGATAAGGGCGAAAATTCCGTTAGTGAGCAAAACATCCTTTGCAAGATTTTCCATAGTTAATATCCCTATAAGATTTATCTAAACTGCTCAGAGGCATGCAAGCGGTCTTTTTCGCTTAGATATGCCTGATAACAATGATCTTCTTGCCAAAAAAAGAGCATATTTACTGACTTATAAAGAAAGAGCCGCCATAATGATTTTTGTTTGCCTATCCGAGCATAATAGTAACAGGCGGCCGACATTGTAATGTCCGGGTCGCCGTTCATTAAAGCATTTGCCAACTGATCTAATGCTATGAGTATTTTTATTCCATATTTCATAATTCTATAGCCTCCAATTCTTCTAAGGTCTCAGCCTTATTTATTTTCTCCTTCAGTTCGCTTGCTTCCTGATGGCATTTATTAGCATGCATAGTTAATGCCAAAATAGCCCCCAGAAGCTGTTCCGCAGTCAGTTCTATGGTAGAGTTATCCTTTACAGTCCAAACCACGCTAAAAGGGTGATTTTGCATAATACAGATACTTGCTGTCTGCCCGGCAAGTGACAATCGCTGGGCAGAAACAGTATCACTATCAAACACCTTTCCCAAATACTCAAAACCGCCCTGCTCTTTCTGATCACGCAAAACCTTAACACAAGCAAGTTTATTCTGCCTTGCGTGTTCAAAGAGTTCTTCTTCTGTCGGTTCAGGCATAGGAGCCGACTTGTTCTTTTCGTCCTCGATAGACTGACATTCAGCACAAAGAACTTCGCCTGCAATAGTATTTTCGTCATTAGCAAGAGTAAGGATATCATCATTAAAAGGCCTATCCAGTTTTCCTTCAACACTGATTATCGTTTTACAATTTTTACATTTAATAAATTTCAACATAATAACTCCTATTGCATTTGTACAAATAGCTCAAGGCCGGCGGTACCTGCAATAGCACCACCTACAGAAGTTCCGCCTCCATAGCCGCCAGCACCACTTCCATTGCCACCATTACCGCCAACATTATTATTTGCAGATGAAGTATTAGTCGTTCCTGCTTGTCCCGCATTTGCAGAAAAATTGTGGGGATTTATTGTGCCACTTTTATATCCTGCAAGTAGACAGCCACCTCCTCCTCCTCCAGCTGATGTCCCTCCATTACTTGCATTTGCGGTAAAAGAAAAAGTTGTGTCAATTATTAATTCATTGGCATAAATTATCAACCCGCCTCCGCCGTTTCCGCCGTTTCCGCTTGCTAATGCTCCATTGGCTCCGCCTCCGCCGCCTCCGCCACAAATAGGGTTAATAAACAACAAGCCACTTTTGATTGCAAGAATGAGCAACTCTTTATTTGCCGCAATGGGAGCCTTCTTAGATGCGAGTACAGCCAATGCGTTTGGCTGATAATGTAACCCATTACCATAATACCCCCCTAATGCCATACCCGCAATATTTGATGAAATACTATTCCCGTCTTGCCCACTTGCACCAAATATGCCTCCAAGTAATCCTTTCGCGTTTAAATTTATAGAGCCCGAAAGCCTGCACTGTCCCTTAACGCTTAAAACAATGGGTTCTTGTAATGTGCTGCCCCAGGTTACCTCTGGATTAAGAGTAAAGTTATTAAATTGATAATATGCTTTTGTAAAATTACTATTTGCAACAGCTGTTATATCTCCATCAGAACCATCTCCATATAAATAATCCATACCTGTTCCTCCTGAACCGCCCATAGGCACAATTTGACTGCCGTTCCATAAATACCATTGACCATCAGCAGTATTAACAAAAGGCATCCTATCTTCTGCAGTTAAAATGCCCTCTGCCGCAAAAGCTAAAACCTCTGCGGTTGTAAAGATATTTAAACCTTTAGCATAAAGATTGCCGAAAGGAGCATCTTTTCTGCCAATATCATATCGCATACCTTTATCTACTTTTCTATCCGCGCCATAAGGCAATAATCCCTCTATAGAACCGACATCGCCAAAAGAACTATTAAGGTCTTGTGATTTTAAAACTTCATACTTTCTATATGTTTTTGTTTGTTCTTTTTTTGCCATAATTAAACTCCTAAAATTGACCTGTAAGAAAGCCCCATGCCATTGTTATAAAGCATTCGTATTTCTCTGGGAGAAAGCTCTCTATTCCAAAATTTTATACTTGCTATTTTGCCATTAAAGAAACCTGTTGCTTCAGGAGTGTCCGCAGCACTGGCTTCAGCACCTATAATTAAGTTATTCTCTACTGAATATGTCATCTTCCCAGCTGCATAAATAGAACCAACGACAACGCCGTCAAGATAGAGTGTAATATCAAAGCCGTTATATACCATAACAACTTGATGCCAGGCATTAAGCGTAAGGGCATTATTATGGCTGTAAACCGTGTTATACGCGCCGTTTGTATAAACCTGCGCGCCGACACGTCCGCTTGTACTTGCAAATAAGCCATAACCTCCATTTTGTGTTTTGGATGCTATTTTTTCAGCAATAGGAGCTGCCACGCTCTTATATATCCATGCTTCAATACTGATTTCTTTACCAGCCGGGGACAAAGAAGTTGAATAAGGTACGTTTATATAACTAGAAGTCCCATCAAAGACGCCACATAAGCTACCCAAATCAAAGACAGAAGGCATATTTTCATAGACCATATTTATAGGACTGCCGCTATTCTGGCGAAGCCTATCGTCACCATTGCCTTGAAACTCCCAGACAGAGACGAGATTTAAAAGGAGCCTGCTATAGTTTTCCGGGTCGTACTCAATGACTATTAAGCTGGTTTTATTGCCGGAATGCTTAAAATCATACACAACAAAATCGTTATCAAAAGATGCGCGAATTGCCCCTATTGGAAGTTCAAGTCTACCTATATCCAATTTTGAAATGTTAAGAATAAAAGTATTATCATTAACCGCGCCTATTTGTTGCACTTTTACGCGGTCAAGCAGTTTTATAAAAGGACAAAGAGGAATATCTACAGAAAAGGCAAAAAGTTTTTTGCTAAATTTAACGCCCAAATAATTTAAAAGCCCTTGCCTGTATGCGCTGTTTGTTATTCCAGATACTTTAATCTGTTTATTTGTTTTATATTTCGGGACGGCTAATTCAAACTTTTCCGTGCTTTCTTCCCAGTAAAAGTTTTCTATAACCCTATTGCTTCCGCTTTCGTAGTCAGTAACTTGTATTTTTCTCTCTGGATAATTACCAAGCTCAATCATGACTTCTTCAGTAGGCTCAACTGGTTTAAAATAAAAGTTATTATCTGTATCAACCCCGAATATACTATGCCCTTTGGCAAGGTCTTTTAACACTTCGGATACTTTTGCACCTTGTTCATAAACCGTATAATCTACTTCGGCATTGTACCCGGCTTTAATATTCGCAAAATCAACTGTAAATAAATCTGTGAAGAAACCACGCGTCATAATGTTATAAACAAGTTCATTAACGGTCGCGCCGCCAATAGTACCCAGTTCTGAAATGGTTATATCGCTCAACGTCTTAGAATATGAGAAGGCTGTAATATTTTCTATGATAGCCTGAGTGCCTTTTACCTTTGTCTTTGCACTTCTATCATCAAGTAGCCCATTAAAGAGCACGTCTGAACTGCCCCCTTCAAATAAAACCTCTATTTTTACTTTGCTGTTATGCCTTTGGTATCCATGAAATATGCTTTCTTCATTATCCTCATCAGAAAATTCGCCATGAAGATTTAAAAATTTAAGAGAGGCGTTAGATTGTTTAACCTCGCCAAATTCCCATGATTTTGTATCAATGCTATCGCTAACGCTGCTTAGGCTATCTTTAAAAGTATATTTCGTTACATCAAGCCAGTTTTCCTCATAGAAAACGAGTTTTTTTAAACTGATATTACTTATTGAGCCTCTAAAATTATCGCGCCCATAGATATAGAGAATACTATCCCCATTACTGTATAAATCAAGAGAAATATGCCCCTGATATGCTTCCGCGCGTACTCTGCGTCCTTCATTTCCTGCAAATACATCTATATCTCCCTGCTGATATTCCAAAACATCAAACTCTACGCGATACCAAGTGCTTTTAATAATATTGCATGCCTGAGATAAAGAGTTATTATTGCCGCTAGTCCATACAGCCCTATTTTGAGAGGTTAAAATGCTTATGCCAGATTGCGCTATCCAGTTATCGGTAGTAGAGAAATCCCTGTTAACCAACAGCTCAATCCCATCATCCACAGGCACAGCCAAACGCCGCTGAATTGAAAATTTCTTTTTCAGCCCGATTACACTGTCCCTGAGATAGATTTCTTTATTTGTTGGCATTACTCGACCTCTTTAAATTTTATGCTGTCTCTTAATCCGCTGTTATAATTATTCTCTTTAAAGCGTGGGTTACTATTTCCAACTATAGAGACCTTGATTAAATCTTGAAATCTGTTCGGCCTGCGCTTTAATAAAAACTGATTCTCATTACCGCCGCAGGGCCATATATACATTTCTGTTCCAATTCTTTGTATAAGTTCAAGCAAGTCTATATCTATCTGTGATAAAGAAAAAATATCAAGAGTAAATGACCACGCTTCGCCGCCGTTATATACAAAGCTCTTTTCGTTCTGCAGTTTTAAATCTTCCGTGCCTCTGTTGCGCGTGGGAGTAAGCTCCTGCGGTTCCTCAAACTGTCCCACTGTTTCAAGCAATAAAACTTCGCCGATTTGCTTCTCATTGTTTACTACAAAGGTTTTACTGCCTGTGATTTTTATATCCGTTATATCCTCCCTATATGGAAAAGAAAAAAGACTATAAGCATTGTCATCAGCGCGGACCGTTTTAGAAGGAGGTATCGCCGCTGCGCCATTCAAACTAAGCTGAATATCTGCTATGTTGTGATTTGCTAGATATATGGTGTCGCCAGACATCCCATCTGGGAAATTCCTCTCCCAAAAAACCTGAGTTCCATCTGTGCCTTCGCCTTCACTTTGCCAGCCAGTATTAAAATCCCCATTACATGCCTCTGCCGCGTCATCCGAAGCAGATGATGCAGTAGCAGTTCCCCCGAAATATAAATTCGCATTATTCCTGCCAAAAAATTTAATGCCGCTAAAGATACACTCGCTCATATAGCCTCCCCGGTCGCTATTGGCGTAAGCCTGCCCTGCGCTATCATTTCATTCATCCCATCATGTATGCCTGTTATAAGGTTTTCTGATGTATCTCCGATGACATCACCTTCCACTGTCAGATACACGTTGATATCTCCGCCGCCACCGCTTGATCCTGCAAGCGCAGAAGGGTTGACCATAGCCAGTTCGCCACTTCTTAAACTGGCAGAGAACGGCGCAGGCGTTACTATTTCGCCCTCGTGTATTCTGGCATCCATATCGTGAGGAACATAGCCAGTACCGACTGCAAGCTGAACACCTGATATTTGAGCCACATTCGCTAACCCCAAAGCGGTACTGCTTGCCGCCAGCGCGTATCCCCAAGGTGGAGGGACTGTTGCTATTGCTAAGTTTGCAGCCCTATATGTGTCCATATAAGCCTGCGCGATCGCCGCCGCTTTTCCTACAGCCGCCAATTCTTTTGTTTTGGCGTTTTGGAAAGTCGCTAAATTTGAGAGAGTTTGTATTTGTGCCTGATATGTTGCGCTGGCATAATGCGCTTTTAATTCAGCGACGTGCTTTGCTCTTGCAATATCAGCATCACTCGCTATTATCTTTTGTTCTTCCTGCAGAGCATCTATGCTGGCATTATAGGCATCAAATTCTTCTCTAATAACTCTTTTTTGTTCTTCCAACTCTCTTATTTTTTCAAGTTCGGCCTGATTTTTACCATCTAATAAAGAGAGTTCTGTATCAATAGCAGTCAGTTGAGCATCATAGGCTTTTTGTTGACGAACAATAAGTTCAGCTTGTTCTTCAGCAGTTTCCAGAGCTACTATTTCGCTAATTCGCTTAAAGCGTTCTTCACGCGCATTAACGATAAAATCATTCATGCGTTTTATTCTGTCTTTTTCCGCCTGCTCGGCTTGCTTGCGGAGTTCTTCTTCTTTTGCGATACGATCCTTATCAGCTTTATATGCCTCTTCAGCCGCTTTGACCTGCTCTTGTCCTAGCTTTTTATTTGCTTCTGTATTAGCATTGATACTATCTCTTTGGCTATCGAGAACAGATGTCATTTCCTCGTAAAGTCTTATCTGCTCTTTTTTTGCATTCTCATCTTTAATAGTGCTATCAAGAATATCTTTTGCCCCCTGAAGTGCGGCATCAGAAACCAGTCCTATTTTATTTCCAAACTCTTGAAAACCAACCATTGTAGAGTATATGCCGGCTTTCAATTTCAATACTGCTAACTCGGCATACATAAAACCCTTCACGAAACTTTCAGAAAGAATGTTTGTATTGTCTGTTAGAAAAACAAAAGAATCCGTCAGCCATTCCACAGAAGAGATAAGAAAATTTGTAAAAAATTTTGCCAACGGTTCAAAGGCTTTGCCTATTGCCTTTGAAAAATCTCCCCATGTTTCCTTAAGAACATTGGTCTTTGTTATCTGGTTATCCATGTTCGCGCCGGATAACTGACCGAAGCGAGAGTTTATCGCGCCGAGGATATTTTCAAAGTCTTTTGCCTGATCGCCTGTTTTCTCATATTTAAGGCCCAGTTTGTTGAGCCCGGCGGTATTACCCTCAGAAGCCTTCAAAACTGTCATCATGGCGGTATTTAGATCCTGATCTAAGCCAATACTAAGCGCGTAGGCGGCTTCAGTAGCTTGTTTGGCCTTATCTCCATAAAGCCCGAAGTTCGTTGCAAGGGTAAGTTGTTTTAATATGAGGTCATCAGATACGCCGACTGTTTTCTGCATCTGGGATGCAAAATTTTTATAATCTTCGATTACATAAGGCGAGGTTATGTGAACATTGCGGAGAGATGCTTCTAAACGATTTAACCCCATTTCGCTTTCAGCAAAAGCATAAACACTATCTACAACAAACTTGCCTAAATCTTTTATGGCATTTGTAGCCATATTAACAGCTTTTGTTATTAATCCGGCCGCAAGATTACTGGCTATCATTGTTGGGTTTAATTGTTTAAATGCCTTATCCAATAAGCCAGTTTCTTTTTTACTTTCTTTTGTTTTATCCGCTAATTCTTCTTGACTCTTAGAGGCTTCTTTCGTGCTATCAACAACTTCTCCGGTAGCATTTGTTAATGTCATTTCAGCGTCAGCGGCATCTAATGAAGCTAGTTTAACAGAGTCTATGTCTCCAGAAAGGCTATTACTCTCTTCTGACAACTTAGATAAAGCGTCGCCAGCACCTTGAGCAGGCTTTTCTACCTGTTCAAGTGCTTTGGTAACATCTTTAGTAGCATCACTTATTTTCTCTGCTTTTCCAGAGTAATCATCATCTATTGATGCCCTAATTTTAACTTCGTTATCTCCTGCCATTTAAACCTCATGAATTAATCGTTTTTGTTAGTTCTGCTTTTTGTTTATCTAAAGTCTTTTTTGCCATTCCAATACCTTCTTTTGTTCTGGTACCGGCATTAGCTACTGCGCTCATTGTTGTCAGCCTATGCATTGAATGCTTGGCATGTTCTTTCTGTATTCCTGAAATAAGCTGATCTATTTCCAGTCTGGTTAAGTTGCCTATCTTGTTATAATCCCAACCTAAATTGACTGCGATGAAGTTGACGTTTTCAAGGAGTTTTTTTTTACCTCTTCATCGGACATCTTCATAATTTTTTCAACTTCTACCTTTTCAGTTACAGCCATCAAGTGTTTAAGAAAACATGCGATTATATAATCGGTACGTTCAATGATATCCCCGGCTTCTTTTTTTCCTTCCTCATTACTTTCAAGATGCTTTCTAAATTCCACAAAGGACATCTTATCTCGATACTCTTCCGGAGGGAGTCCGGCAAAGACCAATTTAAGGCATGTTTCAATAGACTTGTTTGCTATATTGGGTACTATATTCCCAACCCTGATGCCTTCATTTTGTAGCCACATTTCTGCAAATACAGAGAAGTTAAGTTCTTTATATTTGCCGTCTATTTTTACTTTTGTTTTGTTAAAAATACTGTCAAAGGTATGTTGTTCTATAACTTCTCCTTTAAAATTTTTTATTTGCAATGCGTCTTTTCCTGACATAAAGGCTCCTATCCAACCTTGATTTTTGCTTAAAAATTTGTAAACTATAAGTATGACAAACATACTTTTTACTCTTGTATTACTGGCGATCATAATTCCTTTGATTACGATCCCTATTGTGCTTTGTTATAAACTCATATCCTTCGTGTTGGATAATGAAAACAAGTTTGATAACAACGCCAAAAACCACACTATTTTAAACTGAAAAATTTGGTACTTCTAAATTAAGGGGATGGGATGTTAAACCATCCCCTTTTTATTTGTTTAGCAAGACTGCGCAGGGTATAAAGTCTTAAGGTTATAGACTTCTCCGGTGCATTGGTCTATTAAAGGCGTTGCTGCAAGTTCTAACTCTGCCCATGCCCTTTCATCCCATGCAAGCGGCAAGCCGCCTACAGAACAGCGAGGCATATCCAGTACGAACATGGAGCCGTCTGACTGTCTGGGGAATACTACCATGATGCCAACTTCTCTGCCTACGCCGTTTTTACCGACACTCACGCTGTAGCCGCCATTGTTAGGAGGCCTTACTTCGAAAGAAGCCACATTCCCTGCAGAAACATCTGTGCCGAGTGTAAATTCAAGCCCGATATTCTCAACCTGAATAGTGCCTTCAGCAGTTGCAGGAAGTTCGGCAATTACTTGACCATTCTCTTCAAGCCATCCAGTAGGACCTTGTGCTAAAGAGCCCATTACTACCACTTGGGCATTAACGCCGCTTGAACCGTCAGAGACGATCCTGACTAAAGCGTTGCCAAATGGAAGATTGGATTCTTTACCTGTAATGATGGAAGCTGTGTAGCCAGTTACTGTGCCGGAAATGCTTTTGACTGCCCCGACATAGCCATTTGCTTCAGGTGCGTGTTCTTTGGCAGGAGTGTTTTCGTAGGTAACAAACATGCCTTTGGCAATTTGCCGGGCTGTAACTGTAAAGGAGTTCTCCGGGATACCGTATTCCAACTTAACAGCCCCTTGATAGCTTCCACCATTTAGAGGTGTGGATTCAACTGTTCTTTCAAGACCGCCACCTGCGATGACATCAAGAATCATCATAATTTCTTTAGTGTTACGGTCATAGAAAATCACGGCTTCCCCACCATATATGTTTTGTATTTTTCTGCTCATGTTTTTCTCCGTCTATTCAAAGTGTGATTCTTTGAACAGTATTTTGTTTGGGCCGACTTTATACTCGTTAGGGATATCGTCAAAAGGCATCCCCTTCTTAAAAGTAATTGCCTGACCGTTTCTAACAACTGTAAAATTGCTTTTTAGTTTTTTGCCGGACAAATCAATGATTTTACCTTTGAGAGGTTGAACATCAACATTGAATTTTGTTTCTTCCGGTTTCTTATCGTTGAAATCTGCTTTTACAGACTCTGCTTTCTTTGCGGACACAGCCGCATTTATATCTTCTTTGCTCACTTTTGTCATATATCTATCTCCTTATTAAACAATGCTGCAGGAGAACCTGCAGAGTATTCCGTAAACAACGTGATTGCCTCTTTGCATAGCACCTATTTCGCTGTTTTCATACTTCAAGTCAAACAATGCACAATCATAATTCTTGAAGGTGTTTGTTATTGCTTCCTCATATCTATAACAGGCTATAGTGTCATCATCTCCGGCTTTGTTTATAGGCATAAGACCTAAAAATACATTGAGGTTAAACACTTTAGCCACCTGCCCTTTATTGCTTCTAGGTTCAATGCCGTTGGCTTCAATACAAACAAAAGGGGTAATGTTTGATACTTCTAAAAGATTTAATTTAACAGCCTTTTCAGTTACTTCCGGAAGGACTATTCTGTCTCCGTATCTGCTGTTAATTCTTTGTATTTCACAGTTGAGTTTAGGCTTGATAATATCGTCTCTGACTATAGCTAGCACATCGCCTATATTCTTTGGTCTTGGATTCATTTATCTAACCCTCATATTAAGGCCCTTAGCTTTGAACATTGCATTGAAATAGTTGATCAGGATAAGGACAAACTCTTCATTACGCTTAGGACTTTCAAAAACTATAGGACGAGCAGGATACCATCCTTTGCTATGTCCGTCCTGATGATACCGGGCAAGCGGATTGCTGGAACCAAACTCGGCTTCAGTATCTTTGATGAGGTTGATATTATTTCCGTCGCCAGTATCTGTGAAACTTTTTCTTAACTTCCCATTCCAAACAAGAGTACCTGCAAGAGGCACTATCTTAGATTTGATGGCCTGATATTTAGCATTAAGAGGCCTCCAAACAGGGCCGTCAACCATATTACTGTTTACACGTCCGGCTTTATTGGCAAAAATAGCACTCATCCCGGCTCTAAATTGGTAGCCGAACTGCAAAAGGACGCTCTTCCAGCTTTTGACAGCAATATCGCCCATTCTTTCAAGGACTTTCTTGCTGTTGCTGTCTATGCTATAAACAACCCTTACAGCCATGCCTTTTGCCTCCTACAGTTAATTTTGTTATGGGAAGCCTCGGAGTTATTAATGATATTTGACCCATACGCAGTTCTTCAAGTAATGTGTTAGCTTCGTCTTTCAAATCCCTGTTTCTTGCTTCAGGTTTTTGCATATAAGAACTTTTGCCGTCATTCATTATTCCATCTATATCCCCGGCAACATACTTTGAGCATATTTGCTTGAGTAAACTTAAATCCGAGGCTTCTGTAATTGGTAAAACATAACGCATTCTAAGCACAGAATCTATACGCGCGGTCCACTCTTCCATAAGGCTGTTAACCTTAACTGAAGATACAGGCTCATCCGCTCCAAACTGGTAATTTTGGAAGAAAGCCTGAACATCGGAAACTGTGCAATATGCCATATTATTTACCTGCCTGTTCTTTCAAAACTTCAATTTGTTTTTTGAGGTCTTTCGCCTTAGCAGATCTTTTGTCTTTAAGGTTTGCATACTTCTCTTCTAAAAGTGCAAGGCCAGACACAGGCTCGGCCGCATGGGTATCTTCCGTAGTTTCAGCCGGGGCAATTGTTTCCTCTGCAGTAGTTTCTTCTGGTTCCGTGATTTCTACGCTTTCAACAACGCTGGCATCCGCCGGAACTTCGTTGACTTCTTCAACGCTGACAATATCTTCTTTATTAACTTTGGCCTTAACCATTAAATAAGGATCTGAAGTTAAGATTTTTAAAAGTTTCTGATCAGCGTCAACCTCTTTTTCCTGCCTTGTGAAAACATGCCCTTCAATAGAGCGTTTGTTTATCTTTGCAGTAACTATAATTTCCATATAAATCTCCTATCCTAAATTGGGGCGGCGTGAACCGCCCCAGATTTGTCTAACCGTTAACAATTTTGAGAGCTAACTGAGGGAATGCCCAGCCAGTACCAAAACGAGTATTGGCCATGTACTCTAATTTTAGATGCTTTTTATAGCTTTCGTCATTGAGTGTAGGCAATACTATTTCAGGAGCCTTTCTGTTCTGATGGATGATAGGTTTCATAGAAGAACCAGTAAAAACTAAATACCAGTCATTCGGATCAGTCAATAAGGCAGGGGATGCAATCTGAGCTCTGTTCTTAAGCACGTTATCCGCACCATTTGCCCCAAATGTAGTTGTCAAAACCTTCTGAGCCACAATTTCAAGTTCAGTAGGTACGACAACTAAAAGATTGGCGGCGGATACAGATAAATCGCCATAGAAGGGATTACCTGCATCATTGGGCAGTCTCTTAAGAGCGGCGACAGCCTTTGTGAAGTCCGCCTCAAACTGGCTGGCGGTTGTGCCGGAGCCTGTTAAGAGGTTGGAGTAAGAGGCTTTGCCGTCTTTGTGGTCGGTAGCAAAGAAGTTAGAACCGTCATAAGCAATACCCATTGAAGAGTTATTGCCGTTTTCTAACATCTTGATAACCTGCCTGAGAGGTTTGTTTGCAGCAACCGTACCCAAATCAGAGATACGAGAAGGGAATAAACCGAGGTTATCGTCCTCCACGTCCTTGCTCTGAATGGTTACGCCCCCGGCAAACTCCTCGTTTTCAATCATGTGGGATTTACCAAGTATCTGAGTGTATTTAACCTCATCGATAAACTTGTCTAAATCCGGCAACTGGTTTAAGCCAGTATAGGTTTCGCTGGCGTGAGTGGATGTAACGCTCAATGCCAACTGGCCCAAAAATCCCATGTCATACTTCTCAATGGCCTGCTGGAATTTGCCCTGCGCCGCTATATTAAGCGCGTCTAATTGTTCTTGTGTAATAGCCATATTATTGGTTCTCCTTATTTCGCATAGCCGTCAATGCGGATAGCGTTTGTGGTGTCTTTGACATCTTCTAAGATACCGCAAGCGTCGGTACCCCCAGTAGTTGCCTTTACTTTGTCATCGCTATCAAAGGCGACGGGTGTGCCAATGTTAGAAACCGCGATGGCGGCAGTAGAAGGTCTTTCAAAGACCCCTGTTTTCCATACCTTGACAGGTTCGCCTTCTTTGGCATAGCCGTCAGCTATACCAGCAAAAACTAACCCGGTCGCGGCAGGAACTACTGCGCCTGCGCCGTCATGGCACAGTAATGCGCCGAGAAAAATCTCTGCCCCGGCAGTATGGCAAACTAATTCGCCTGATTTTCTGCCGTTATCAATAAGATTGTCTGTTAAAGCCATAGTCTTTTATCTCCTTATTTGGTTTGCTGGGCGGCTTTTGTTTTTTTGAAATCTTCTTCAGATACGCCCATTTTCTTTGCGGTTGCTTTTTCCGTTTCTGTTAATTCAACAACAGCACCAGGTTCGCTACTGCCTTTTGCTTTATTGCTTAACACAACAGGCAATTTGGCAAGGTAGCCTTCAAGATCCTCAAGACCTTTAAACGCTTTAAGAGTTTCCTCTTTTACCGCTAAAGGAATACGGCCTTCGCCAGCCGCTTTATCAAATGCGGCTTCTTTCTTGGCGTTTACTACTTTTGCCGCTTCCGCCACCTTTTCAGCTTCAAGGGTTTCAACTTTCGTAGTGAGCTCTGTGTTAGAGGCTGTAAGTTGTTCCTTTTCGGCTTTTAAGGATGTTAATTCGGCTGTTTTAGCCTCGTTATCTGCTTTAATAGCCACGACATCCATATCAAAGTCGTTCTTTAAAGCCTTGATTGCTTCTTCCTTAGTTATCATTCTTTTCTCCTTTGTGGTCTTACTGCCTCTGACAGTTTCTAAGTCCACTTTTTTTAAGCTGTATTTTTCTTTTATTTCAGTTGTTAGAATAGCATCGGCAAGGCCATATTCAATGGCTTCCTCCGCCGATAAGTACAAATCTTTGCCAAATACATCGGCTTTAATCTCTTCCGGTTTTTTGCCTGTGTTCTTTGCAAGAGCCTTAAACATGTTATCGTTAAGGATTTGGAATTCTTTGAGTTCCGCTTCAATTTGTGATAAAGGCTCCGCACTATAAAGGGTGCTTAATCTAACTTCGTGTATCATTACCCTTGAATTCTCGGTAATAAAGCGTTTGCTCCCAGCACTAAATATCAGGGCGGCAGCACTATCAGCTTCTCCGAGGTTAACTGTAATAATCTCACACGGGCAGGTCGCCATAGCGTCTAAAATGGTAAACATTGCTGTAGCGGAACCGCCAAAGCAATTGACATACATTTTAATAGGCTGATTTGCTCCTATACCCTCAGACATCGCTTTAATCTGAGCCACAATATCAGTTGCGGTTTCTTTGCTTATATCCGCTGTTATATAAATCTCTCTATACATTTCTTATCTCCTCTATGCTTATTTCTTTACCCTCTTTATAGGCTTTTATGTCAGAACAAAGAGGACTGGTTAAAGCAAAATCAAGATGTGTCTTGCATTTCCTTTTGCAAGGAAAGTTCTCTGTAATTCTAAGGCCATTTTTTGTGTATGTTAAGCTATACATAAATCTCCTAAAATTGCTGAAAGTTTAAATCCACGCCAGATAAATTATCAATATCATCAGGCATTACTATGCCCGGATACCAGAACACAGGAACCAAGTGGGCGGTGCATCCAAAGTGCTTAGGCGGAAATATCATTCCATACTCAGTACCAAAAGGAGTAAATGCCCTGCCGTCCAATGTTAAACAATAATCGGTATGCTCATGTGCGTTGCCTAAGACGTAGACAAAATAAGCGATATCTCCGTCATTAAGAGAGTCTTTGTAATAGGCGCTTTCAGAGGTATTGACAGCTTGAACAACCGTCATATCGGCATCAAGTTCTATCGCATTTCCTTCTGTATAATCGTCAAGGGCCAGTCCTACTTTGGCTATGATGTTATCAATAGAGAGTCCGCTGTTAGCGTTATTAGTTACTGCATACACAACAGAAGATTTAAGTTTTTTATATTGGTTTTCTGATAGCACATTAGCGGTATTAGAAACAAAGGCTCTGAGAGGTATAGGTATATCCTTCCATTCCTCTTCCGGTATGCCTTTATCTTTGCTGTATTGCTTATGCTTGGACTGCACACCGTTAGCTTTGGTATATTCTTCTGCCCAGAACCAACCCTGACTGCAGAGCCAGCCTATTTTGCGTTTAAGGAGAGATTGATACTCGGCATAGCTGATGTTATCCAGCATATCTGCAATACCATTAGCCCCTTTTGTCTCAAGATGGCGGCGTGTTTTATAAACTATTTTCTCACTTAAAACTAAAAGCTGTCCTCTCATAAAGCGTGTGAGGTCATTGACATACATATTAACGCCTTCAACCCATTCATCAGTCTTAGCGTTCTTTAAATTCTTTACAGCCGGGGGAAATTCCCTTTCTTCATCATCTTCCAGCTCAGGCTCTGCAGGCGGTTCGGATGGAGGCACAGGAGGAGTAGGCGGAGGATTTTTTTTCTGCTTCTCAATATTCTCGTTCATTTCTTCATCGGTAAGTTCTCTCATGCCCAGCTTATAGCGGATATCTTGCTCGTCCTGAGGGGTCGTGCTGATGGTTCCGTTAACGATAAACTGGTTAATCTTATCAAGGTTAGCCAAAATCTCATCTCTGTTAAAGTTATTACAGATGAGTTCCGGATAATAATCCATAGGCCCCCAGTTAACAAGGCAGATAGCCTTTAAAATCTCTTTATTAAAGACCTCTTCTATGTAGTTAACCACGGCCTGCTCGGAACGCATGAACATTTTATACTGTGTTTCGCCTACAGAATAAGAGCCTGTTCCAGTAGAGCCTAAAGAGAGAAAATTGGCAAGTACGCTATCACGCATTTGTGCGTCCATAGAGAAAACAGTCTCTTTATAAAAAGCGACATTTGCCTGAGGATAGATGACATTGAGGTCTACTTTGTTTGAGGTTATCATTCCTACTGATTTATCTTCTGCGACAGCTACTGATATAGCTTCTAAATTCTTATAATCTTGGCTTTTAGGATCAGCGCTCTTTTCATCAACTTTAAAATGGAAAATACCAGTATTGGCTTTGTTTCCGGCACTATCCCAATTCCTGAGCTGATTTCTTTTAATCTTATGGACTTCATAGCTGGGTCTGAGCAGGCTGTTGCCCCAGTAATCTTCGCCTTCCTGGTCAAACACAAAGAAAATTAAATCTTCAAAGGGAATAAAGTATTCTTTACCCTTTACAGATTGTTTGATTTGTCTTTTTTCAAGGTCAATATCAGCGATGGTTACTTGTGGTCTGAACTGCAGGTCTATAACCTGAATTTGCTGTCCGTCAATCTCTACCATCTTCCATACCTTCTCAAACACAGCAAAGCCAAAAGGAAGCATAGTTAAGAAAGTAGAAAGTAATTTATAAAAAGTGGTATCCGCCTCTTCCCAGAAGTATTTATACATTAAGGCTGCACGGTCCATATCAACCCTTTCTTCTGACTGGCTTCTTATATTCCAAGTAGCACCCTGAATAGGGCTGGAGATGCAGGATAGGATGCTTTTAATAGTGGTGTCGCCCTTTCTCATTCTTTCATAAACATTAACGCCAGCAGAACCTCTGAGAATTGTCAAAGGTTCATTAGAGTTGCCATACTTAGGGCTGTCTGTACCGGAAGCAGTAGAATGAGATGTAATGATAGCCTCATTCTTATTGCCCTTTTTAAAATTTATTTCAAATGGTCCTATTTTCATTTATTCTTCCCTATTCCTTCTAATTGGTATGGCTGTTGCAACTGCACGACCGCTAGAAGAACTAACTAAAATTTTTATTGCGTCTATAAGCGTATCCACAAAGTCATCATGGTCTCCGTTTGGAAAAGATAAAGCCTCAATTAAAATCTCGTCCTTACAATGTATTCTTGAGTATATCTTGACCTTTCTATTTGATAGGGAGGCGGTTGCATTATTTGCCCTTTCCACCTTATCTACGCTTCTGTCTTTAAAGAACTCTTTTAATTCAGCTTCGTCCGGCATCATTAATTCTTTGTCATCGCTGAAGGTCTGGTTTAAAAATATGCCATGCCCTTTAGGTTCAATCCAAGCCTTCCTATATCCCCAGACAGAGTGCTGTTTAATAATCGGCCTTAATCTGCCGTCTGCCTCTTTAGCTTCTATACGCTCACGGAATATGCTGGTTAAATATAAGTCATCCTTATACACGCCCCAGTTAGCACAAACCGTATAATCGTTCTCCTGCCCCTTTTTATAAGAGGTGTCCGATGTGGAGAATGTATAGTCAAAGGTTTCCGGCAACTCATCAACAAACTCAAACATTTCAGCCTTAAACTTATTACCGCCCTCAACAATAGGACTTTGCTGGTAAAGGGAAGCGAACTCCCCCGGTGTTAATATGCCCCTTTGCTTATTTAAGAAAGCAAGGCTCCTTAATTCAGGGAATAGGGCCTCTCCGTTTGGCATAATTGCCGGATAAGAAAATGAAATAAGCTCATCTTTGCTTATGTTCTTTGTTATCCAGCCTATAAGGTCGCTCTCATGCCATCGGCTGTGCAATACCACTACCATTGAGCGTTCCTGCCTTCTGGTAATAATATCTGCCCTGAACCTGCTGGCAATCTTGTCTCTCATGGTCTTAGAAAGTGCGTCCTCTTTATTTCTGTAAGGATCGTCAATAAGAGAGATATGCGAAGGGTGGCCTATATTGCCTGCCCCCATAAGTCTAAAATTGACCTTGCCGTTTGGCCCTTCCGGGTTGTATATCTGAAATGTTTCAGATGTATCTTTCAAAGTGCTGGACTTTCTCTGTCCAAATATCGCCATGTATTCTGGCGACTCCAAAATAATATCGACATCAATCTTTGTCTCATCCCTTAAATCTTCTGCTGCGGTGTAGAAGTTAAATCTCAGCTCAGGATGTAACCCTATCAACCAACAAAGAAAATGCCTTAAAACCCTGCTCTTGCCATGCTGTACTGGTGCTTCTATGGTTGAAATCGGCAACTCTTTTTTTAAAAATCTGAAATAGACTTCATACTGCAAAAAATCGCACAACTCTCTAAGCCACCATCCGGTATGCCCTTTAGCTACATACCGATAGAATGTATAGAAATCACTTTGCACTTCCTTTTGCAGATTTTTTTTCATTTTTCATCTTTGCTTTCTTCTCAGCCATAATTTTAAGTATCGTCTCTTCATCAAGAACATTCTTACTTTCAACAGTTGCATCAACAGTCAATGACTGCCTATTCCCAAATTCATCTGCTGCCTTTTTCTCTAAATACCACCGGGCAGTCTGTGGGTTTCCCAAATCATTAAATACCGTTTGCTTTGCTTTTAAGACGGGATTTTGCTTCAATTTGTCAATTCTGTCCGAGAACTCCCTGTCTTTTTTAAGAGCCAAATAAAAAGAGTCTCTTGAAACTTTGGCGAAAACACATGCCTGAACTGCATTGCAACCTATAGAAAATGCGTACTCCAATTGTCGGACAGAGGCTTCATCATCAAGCAAACTGGGGCGACCTACCCTTCTAGTTCCCTTTTTTGCTGTCTTTTTTTTCTTCTTCATAAGTCTTTCCTGTGTTCTTCAGTACGGCCTTTTCTCCGGTATAGTTCTGCCAGCGTTCAATAATCAGGTCGCAATATTTAGGATCAATCTCTATGCCCAGGCAAACCTTCTTCATCTTCTCACAAGCTATTAAGGTACTGCCACTACCCATAAAAGCGTCAAAGACAACTTCAAAGGGTTCTAGTTCTTTAAAGATATCTATGCATACGCCGACAGGCTTTTGTGTTGGGTGGATGCGTGTCTTTAATTCTTCTTTATGGCTGCCTTCTCTTGTATAACCACTCCACACATGGCTGAATATACGCAGGTTGCCATCACTTCGTACCCAAGCTATCTCTCCATCAGCAAAGTTGTTAGAATCCATTTCGCCCCTTTTATTCCATACAAGCCATCTTCTGCTTACTGGGAGAAAGTCTGCAAAATAGTTTGCACCCCAAATCAACATATCTTTGAGGTTTAGTTCTTTTGCCAACTCATAAAATGCTCTTGCTGTGGCGGTGTCATTATCTCCGATTATCGGCTTATACTTTTTACCGCTACTCCCTATTGCGCCACTCTTGGCTATATCTATCCCATAAGGAGGGTCTGTAAATATAAAATCAGCTTCTTTGGCGGAGATTGCGTCAAAACTTTCTTTTTTTGTGCTGTCACCACATAATAATCTGTGCTTACCCAAAAGCCAAACATTCCCGGTCTTAGTGACAGCAGGAGCATTGTCTATGCTGGGTAAATCATCTATGTTTTCTTCTAATACGATTGTTTCCGGCATCTGAACTTCATCAATATCGGTAAAGCCTAGAATGTCCAGTTTGCCGCCAAGTTCAATAATGGCTGCTGTTTCTAGTTTTAACTTCTCAATATCAAACCCGGTATTTAAAGCAATTTTATTATGCGCCAAAATATATTGTTTCTTTTGAACTTTTGAAAGGTGGGAGAGTTGGATAACTTCAACTTCTTTATGACCAAGTTGTTTTAATGCCTCATATCTGCCGTGGCCTTCAATGATTACAAAGTTCTCGTCAATGGCAATAGGATCATTGAAGCCAAACTCCAGAATACTTGCTTTTATCTGGTCTATTTGGCTCTGAGGATGCTCCTTAGCATTATTGATGTAGGGAGTAATCTTATTAAGCGATATTTTTAATATCTGCATGTTTACTCCTTTTCTTTTCCATCCTGTAAGCAAAAACACAACGGACTATAAACCAAAACATCCACCAAAAGAGTGGATATAAAAAAGCGTTCCCAAAACTAACCTTGATAAGGGTTAAAGTTTTGAAGAACAATAAAAAGAAAACCGTGCTGAAGAAACTGATTATTGATTTTTGTGCCGCTGTGTAGATGGCGTGGCGGAAGTTGGCGATAAAGGCATGACGCTTGCGATTTTGAATCGCTTTAGTGGACATGTCCATATTATTTAAGTCTGCATTTTTAGACATAAAAAGCCCCCGACCAACCTATGCTCAAGGTCGACCGGGGGCTAATATGTAAGAGGTGTTAAATAAAAAAATACGACAAAACCTCAAGGCATTTCTGCCTAAGTCTCATCGCATATAAATATTAAAGCATATTGTCCCCAAAAAGTCAAGTCTTTTTTATAAACGCTGTTTTGGGGCTGTTAGCAGCGGCCAAAATTTGACGCTTTTTTTATCTTCTCAACAATCTCTTCAAGAGTTAGGGTTTTAGGAAAGTTTATTATTTTCCCACTATTACTAATTTTTAAAAACGGCACATATTTTTTATTTTCCGACATTATTTTGCCCTCCTGTTCCAGGCTTTTATGGCCTCTTGTTTGGTGTATTTGTATTTATCATCTGCATTAAAAATAATGCAGTTCATGTTGCCGCAAACAACGCTATAACCGTCAATCCTTTGCCCCTCAAATTCACCGCGCCGGGGGTATCTATCTGTCCTTTTTATAACAGCCCTTTCGCCGCAAAATGGGCAAGGCTTTAGGTTTTTATCTTTAAGGCGGCAGTTGCACTGGGGCCTTATACACATACCCGTACAAACATTTTCGTCATGGCATATTTTCTCTTTCATACCGCCTCCTCTGCTTCCTGTTTGGGCGGCGTTTGCTGCTTCTTTGGCAGCCTTTAACTCTGCTTGTTCCTCTTTACTCATAGCCATAGTTAGAAGCCCCCTACAAAGTCAATTACCGCACAATTTGCAGTCATTTAATTCTTCGCATAAAGCTTTCTTTAAACTTTATTTTGGGGTTATCTTTTAGGCGGTTGTAAATATATGACAGCCGCTTATATAAAAGCCACGTTAGGCGCTGTTCCGGCTCGTTTTTATAGTCAAGCTTAAAGCCATTTAAACACCCTACCCAAATATCGCCTGTACAAAAAGGCTCTACAGCTTTGACAATCAAGCCCGGCTCGGTTAAAAACGGTTCTATGCTTACGGATGTTTTAAAGCCACATCTATGCAAATGTTCCAAGGCTCTTAAACGGCTTTCATAGCTTGGCGCGTTCGGCTCAAAATGTGCGCTTGTCGCTTCCACCTGTGAAGTTATAGTTATTCTTACTTCTATAAGTTCATCAGATTTTATATGCCTTGTAAATTCCCGTGCCACTCTTAATGACATCTTGCTAACCACTAAAACCCTGTTGCCCCTGTCTAAAAGGTCTTGTATTATCTTAAAACAATGGCGGTAATTTTTTTCGTGTATATCGTGCGTTGTTGGGTACATAATAACGCCCTTGTACCTACAGATTTTAGGTTCCTTGGTGTATTCTTCGGTATACTTCCCCGTAGGGTGTAGTTTAAAGCGCTTAGCTATGCGCGTCGCATAGCAATATATGCACCCGTGTATACAGCCTATTTGGCTATTTACAGAGTGGCTGCTCCATTCTTTAGTGCCTGTTTTCTTTTTCATTTTTAACCTCAATATTTTGTAAAATTTCCGTCTTAAGTTTCTCTGACGGTTCGTTTCCGGTAGAGTGGTCCTTAAAAGAGTAATGTCCATCGGCAAATTTAAGTACCGTTATGCGATCATCCACAACCCATGCTGCACATAAATCTTTCATAAGACATACGCCTAACAAGCCAAAGCTATTTTGCAATAAACTTCTACGTTCTATTTTCATCTACCCACCTCCCGCAATGGACAATCTTTTGGTGTATTTCTGTACATTCTGTGTGTATTTTTATCTGTTCCCAAACACTTATGCGAACGAGTTTTCCTTATCGGGTTTGGCGTTGGTACCTCATTTATACAATGAGGGCAAAGCCTGTTGCCTTTAATTATTACCGATAACATTTTTAGGCTCCCATTTTTTAAAATTTATGCAACCTTTATAGCCGCCGCTGCATTGGCCTTTATTGCGCCAGTATAGGGCGCATTCCCAGCACCGCTTTTCGCGTTTGCCGTGAGGTAATTTTTTCATAAATCTACCTCTTGTTCTTTTGCCAACTTTTCCATATCGGCGCGATTATTAAGGACCCACTTGTTGATGATGGAAATAGTTGCGCCCTCTTCGTTAAGGTCTTGCCTTGTGAGCTCGGCTATTTTTTTCAAAGCCGCGCCGATAATTTGAAATTGCAAATAAAGCTCTTTTATTTTTCTTTGCATTATTCCTCCAAAAGTTCTTTAATCCATATCTTAAACGCCTCTATAAAAGGCTCCGTAGTGGTTGTGCAAGCCCAACCACAAAACCCGATAAAACCGTCGCTATTAAAAGATATGGCCTCTCTTCCTGTAAAATAATCAGCCCGACAGTAGATATATGCTTCCCGCATGCCCCCCCTGTAATCTTTTTTAAATACTGGGGCATATTTTTTGGGTTTCATTGTTACGCATAGGTCATTAATTCCTGAAGTGTTTTTTCTTAAAGTTTCGTCAAGGATTTTAACGAGCCTTAAAAACATTGCTTCGCTAATATCAGAATACTTTAAACCTGATTTTTCCCATTCTTTACGCGCCATATCATTCATAGATTCTTTTTTGCTCATACTATTTTGCCTCCTTGAAAAATACACAAAAATATGTGTTTTTAAACCCGCTATTTGATTTGGCGGTGTGTGTAATTACCGGCTTTTCCGGCGTAAGGCTTAGAACCTCTTTTAAGGATATGTCGGCGTCGCACCACTTAAAAATAAGCGTACCGGCCGGCTTTAATACGCGGAAGCATTCACTAAAGCCTTTTGCTAAATCCTTTTTCCATTTGCCGAAGTGCTCAAGCGTTCCGTACTTTGTGTACATAAAACTTTTTTTGCCGCAAAAAAGATGGGGCGGATCAAATATAACCAAAGAGAAAGAGTCATCTTTAAAATCCATATTTCGGAAGTCGTGTATTTTGTCCGGCATAACCCCGAAATAACCGCCATTTGACATTTTGCGAACGGGCTCATATCTTTTGTCGCAAAATAAAACCCGGCAATCGTCCTTATCGCAGTAAAACATCTTTCCGCCGCAACATACATCTAATATTTGTTTGTCCATAAAAACCCTCTTAAGCTAAAAGTTTTATATCGTGGCCCAGCTTAGCCCCGTGGTTTCTGTTAAAATACGAGCTGACCTCGTGTGTGGGTATATCAAGCTCTTGGCTTGCGTCCTCAGCGTTGCGGAGCCAGCCTAATATGCGCCCGGCTTCAATGTTTAAAGCCTTTGAAAACTCAAGCGCAAATTTAATATGGATAGAGCCCTTTTTATAAGCGCGCACCTCCATGAAGGGCTTGCTGTCGTCTCCATATTCAAAAGTGCGCTGTCCGCCGGGTGTCCATTCAAAGTTAAAGCTGTTCTGATGAACGCTGAAACCGAGGTTCTTGCCTATGGTGCAAAGGTCATTTAAAAGCGCATGGCAGTCATTGTGGAGGCCATTAGGGTATGAATATGCTTCATAACTGCTCTGTGCAAAACACTTCCACACATTTTTGACAATACGATAGTCCAGCTTATAATGCGTTTCTTTTCTCTCATTCCGCCTATTCCACCGCCAATCGTCCGTCTTAAAAACTTTGTTGGACTTATAAGCTGAAACGTTCTCCGCATCGCTCAAATCCAAATACATATCCACAAGCTGCTTGTCCAGATATCGGTTGGCGTTCTTAATCGCCCAGAGGACAACCATGTAGGCATTGGACGAAGTAAAATCAATGCTGGTGTGTTCTTGTAAGGTATTCAGCAGGTCCGCTCGGCTGCCGCTAGTAAGGCGGCCGGTGATAGTGTCCATGTGGTCAAAAAGTTCTTTCCAATAAAGGGATTTTGTGCCCTCTAACTTTGTCTTTAAGCTCTCACAAAGTCCTTCTACTGAGACATTAAGCTCTTTGAATATATCAGCGTCCAGCGTTTCAAGCACTCTGTAATTTTTAAGGATTTTTGCCATATCTGCGCCGTAGAGTTCGCAAAGATTATCTATGAGGTTTTGACCTTTCACAAGTCCATTTTTAATATCATCGGCTTTACGCTCTGCGCGAGCATAGGCGTTATCGTCCGTTTTGTCAGCTTGCAACTTAAAAAAATCTTCAAACCACGTTTTAAATGGGTCAACTTCTGCACGGTCTCTGTAGCTTTCGCAGAGGTCAACTCTGATTATGTCAACCACGGCGCGGGCGGCGCGTTCAGCGTCTTTAAAATCTGTGTGGCCTATGACATAGTGGCGGGCCTTACGCTTTTTAAGCGCGGCTTTGATTACTTCGTTATCTTTCCATCTCTGTGGGATAATCAGATAAACGTGCTTTGCATTAGCCTCCTTGATAATCCGGGCCGCCCAGAGTTCATATTGTGAATACGGTGGATTGCAAAAAATCATGTCCACTTTTTTGTCTATAAGAGTCTGCTGGTGAAAGTCTGTGCCTAGAATAAAAATATCGGCGGGGTAGCGGCTCATTAAAATATCGGACTTTTCAATCGCATATTTTGTTATTTCGCGCCCTCCTTCTTTTTCGCTTTTGCAGAGAGCCGCAAACTCATTTAAAAAGCCGCCATTGCCCGCGCCGATGTCCAAAACGCTGTCTATATTGCGCTCTTTGGCATTGCAGTATATTGTGGCTACCATCTCTTTGGTAGTTGGGTAAAACTCAAAATCCTGCCCGCTTTCTTTAAGCTGTGTAATTAATGCTGTGTTTTTCTGCATACCTATTCCTTAAAATAATTTCCCTTGCCGTAATTCAGCTTCTATACGATGGCATGATATGTCAAAATATTTTGGGTCAATTTCAATGCCAATAAACTTACGATTTAAGCGTGCGCACGCAACACCAGTGGTGCCGCTACCCATAAAAGGGTCTAATACTAACTGTCCCTCATTGGTATACAGACTTATCAGTTCCTCTATGAGTTCTAGGGGTTTTTGGGTGGGGTGTTGTTTATTACCGCGCTCAACTAAATATCTATAAATAGCGGCCTTACCACCACCATTCCATTTTTTCATGCCATTGTTGTGCATGATGGCGATACCTTCTCCACCCTGCGCGGGCCTATCTCCTGTCATTTGTGGCATGTTCGTAATTTTGTCCCATATTCCAGCCCTAATCCAAGCTTCCCCTGCGCCGTCCCTATATTGCCCTAACTGTTCAAATGAACAAAATGCCAACACCCAAAATCTGCTTTTTCCCAGTAATGTTTTAGCCAATAAAGCAGGGCTTTCTAAAGGCGCAAAATTTATGTCAGAAAATTTTTTATCCGCACCGTTATGTGTTTTTTCATCATAAGGAGGATCGGTAATAATTGCGTCCACACGTTCAATGGTTTGCATAACTTCCAAACAGTCCCCCAAATACAGCGTGCAGTTGCCAATAATCTCTTTTCTCATACCTACCTCTCAATTTTCACGGGAATATCAAACTTTGCTTTTTTGCCAGTCGCCAAAAACCACCATAATGTCCGCGTCAGCAAGCATTTTAATGGCTTCGCGCATGTAAAAGCTGTAAGGCTTTTTAAAACCGTGCTTTTGGCCTATTACGGCGGGGTTTAAAATGTTTTTGTACCCGCGGCTGCGGAGCTCAGCCTCTTTCTCAAAAAAGGCCTGCTGGTTAAAGTTTTCTTTGTTGCTCATGGCACTGCTTATATAAATTTTTGCGTTAAAATTTTCCATATTATTACTCGTCTTTTTTCAAAGGGGTTAAAGTTGTAAAGCCGCAGTTTTCGCATTGAAGCTGCTTATGCCCCCTGTCGTTTTCTTTCCTTACCATCTTGCCGTCACACCAAATACAAGTAGCCATAGCTTTTCTCTCCTAAAGTAATTTTTTATATTATCTTGCCCTCCTGTTCCATGCTTCTATTAGTTTGGGAACGTCTTTTTCCCATTGTAGCCCTGCAACGCGGAACATAGCATTACAGGCAAGGCAAAAAATATAGTGCGGGTAGGCATTGTTTGTATGTACATCTTTGCTACCGCAAAACGGACACGGCTTTAATTCTTCGCTCATATATTTACTCCTGATTTATCAGAGTTTGCTTGTATCATTCCATTTATACAAACCACCTCTATGACTATATTTCTGCGTTTAATAACATGGATTTCATATTTTCCATAGCAACTTTGCAAATGCCTGGTTTTATAATTATAGACAGACTTTCCGTTAAGGCTATGCTCTGTATCTTTAATTATTGATTCAATTAACCTCTTATTCTCATACGTGCAAGCATATTCTAGTACGTTATTATATTCGCTCATTTCTCTAACCTCTTTAATTCTTTTTGTAGAGCTTTTATCCGTTCTTCATTGCGCTTAATACGGAAGCGCGTTTTCTTCATGTTGTACTTCATACGGTAGTTAGTATCTTTCCACCTATGAATTTGCACCTTTAAGGTATGGATTGCTTCGTTCATTTCATAACCCCCAAGCTTACGGCGCGCGCGTTAAAGTCCTGTCCAGCCTTTACAACCTTTTCCTTTAGGTTCCTTACGCGGTAGTCTTCCCCGGCGTTTTCTATGATCATGTCAAAAAGCCCTACGGTTCGGCTTACCGCGCGGTCGTCTTCCAAAATCTTGCTAAGCTGCTCTATGTCCTTGTTGGACGTTACAATAAGCTTCTTCTTGCCGTGGTTGCCCCACTTTTCAAAAAGGCGTATTATGGCGGCCTTCGTGGTTTCGTTCACGCCGTTTCTAAAAATATCGTCTATAAGCAGGCATTTACGGCGCGCTAGGCTGTCTATGTATTCCGTACTATCGTTTCGCATATCGGCCATTACGGCGTTTTTAAAGTCTTCCCAAAAGATAACCCGCCCGTACTCATCCGCATATTTTAAAAGGCGGTTCTTAATCGCGGTTATGGCTAAACGCGTTTTACCATTGCCGGCAGGGCCGTAAACGTACAAATTAAGCGGGTTTTCTACAAAGGCGCGGCAAGCGTCATAGTTATTCTTTGTAGGGCCTGTAACCTCAAAATCTTCAAAGGTATAGGCCATGTGTACGGGTTCAAAGCCGCTTTTTTTAAGTAATTCTAATTTTTGCCTTCTTTCTTCGTCATTCATCGGATACCCCCTAAACCTTGTATTTCCCGTCAGGGCTTGGCAGCGCGGAAGATTTAGCGCCGGCGCCGCGCTTGTTTTGCATTTGAAGTTTAAGCGTGTCGTACTTTTCCCTAAACTTCGGTATGCTCAAAATGTTTGACTTCCAAAACCCGTCCGCTTGGCACCACTTAAGCACCTGCAAAGCTTCTTCTACAGGGCGTTTGTCTATGCGCACAAGGCGGTCTTCTTCCTTGGCCCAAGCTTTAAGGTTTGCTGGCAGCTTAACATTTGGGTTGTTGGCTTTCATTAAATCGGCAAGCAAAAAAGTTAAGGGGAAGTTTTCGGGCTTAATTGTTAATTGTTTATTGTTAATTGTTAATATAAATAGTATTTCGTCCGTATTACTTCCGTTGTTCGTTTCTTCTTCGTTTGTAATACGTTCGTATCCTTTCTCTTTCTTGTTCCACCGACTTAAAACACTCTCCCGCGCTTTGTTACTTTTCTCTAAATACTTTTCTGTGTCCAAAATCACTTTTTCTTGAATTTTTGAAAAAACCATCAGAAAATTTTTATTTTCTTCAAATTTTTTGGAAATTTCCGGCCATTCCTCAAACATTTGGTAATGCTTTACGGCATCCAAAATAGAGGCCTGTTCTTTGGCTTTCAGGTTGTTTAATAAGGCCCAAAATTCCGGGTAAAATTTTATGTAAGGTATGGCCATTTGGCACTCCTAATGTTCTAAAAAGTCCTTCCAGTGCGATAAAAAATCCTCAAAGGTGTAGGAAACCGCGCAAAAAATGCCCATATTAACCGCTTCCGCTAAAAACTTTTGCTGGTTATCGCTTACCTGCCCCTTAGGGCTTTTGATACGTAGCTTGCCTGTAAGCGGGCTTATTTCCTTAACCTCGGGCTTTTTCTGTTCAAAAAAGCCAACCTTAAGGCCGTTATGCTGCACAATCACACACAAGTCCGGCGCGCCGGGCTTAAACCCCTCCGCAACCATTTTTTTGTACGCCGCGCCTATGCGTGTGGCATCTCCAAGGAAACTTAAAAATTTAAGGGCATTTGGCACCGCAAAATATATAAAGGGTATACGCGCGGACTGGTTGTCCAAAAAAGTGCATATTTCCCGCTGTAAAAGGTGTTCCAAGTCCTCTTTGCGCTTGGTTTTAAGCGGTATAAAGCCTTTACGCCGTGGGTTAAAAGGCCTCATTGGGGCTCCTCCATGCTAAATACGTCTTGCACAGTATCATCGCCGCCGGGTGCGGGCAAAGCCTCGGTTTCGGTTATTTCCTGCGGCAACGGTTTTACCGCGCTGTAGTCAACTTTGGCAGGCTGCTTACGTTCAAAGCCGGTATAACTGCGATCGTCAATTTCGTTAAGTTTTTCCATTTCCGGCTCGCCAATAAACTCCACTTTGCCTGCGCGCTTGATAATTACCTTTTTGTACATTTCGCCCGGCCATACACCCCAAACATCCTGCGTTTTGGCTTTGCCGCGCGCCAGATCAAGCTCTGCCTTTGTCATGGGTGTTACAAAGCTGTACTCGCGCCCGTGTTCAAAGTAAGATATGTAACAAAAGCCGCCTATAATGTGGTTAAAATCGGATCGCATGGGCTTTTCCGGTACATAGGAATATTCCGCCACCCCGGTAGTGCTTTTGTAGGTAAAAACGTCCTTTTCCCATAAAAGTATTGTTTGCACCACCGCGCCGGGCTTAATCTGGCGCAATTTATGCACAAACCCCATATAGCCGGGCTCATACTGTATTTCGTACTTCCCTGTGCTGTTATTTTTAACAATGGTAAGGTAAGCAAGGCGGCGGTTGTCCACAGGTATGCCGGTATCCATAGAGCATTTAAAAGCCTCTTTAATACTTTGTACGTCCACTTCGCCACGGCCTTTATCTTGGTGTCTTTTTATTACCTTATGCGCTATGTAGGCAAAGCTGACCATCATGTCCTCAATTTTCTTTTGTTCAAGGTTTTGCGCTTTGCTGTAAAAAGGTGCCTGCTCCAACAATATGCCCAAAGCGGGCGTTCTTTGTATATTTTCCGTAGTCATAAACCTATCCTTTTATTGCCTCAAAAAGTCTGTCAAAGCCGTAGCTGAAGCAGGTGCCGTTGGTGCCCATAAAGGTTTGCTCCATCAGCTCGCTGCGCCAGGCATCGGGGTCGCCGGCGTTGTATTTCTCAATACGCGCGGCTATTTTGCCAAGGGCAATATTTACAAAGTCCTCGCAAAACTCGCACGTTTCGCTGTCAATGCTTATGGGCAGTATTTTGTGCTCTTCTCCTACTATGGTGCTTTGCACAATAAACAGCATTTTAAACGGGGTTACGCCGTATTTGGCCTTAATAGCCTTTGTTTGCATGCCCGCGTCCCATTGCCAGCCGGGTATGTCTATACCCTTACTTATGTTGTCCATATTGCTTGCGCCTTTGTATTCGGTAATAACAAGGCCATCGGCTATGTTTTTGATAAGATCCAGCTTGCATTTAAGCGGCAGGCCTGTTTCCTCATCCGTCCATAAAAAGGCCTTTTCCACCGTTGCGCCCTCCAGTACGCTTTGTATAAGCGAGTAGCTTTTAAGCGTATCTATTTGCAGTTTGGCTGTATCCAGCATTTCCTGCGTTATTACGGTTTTGCCGGGGTTGTCCTCTATTACCTTTTGGAAAGCCTTTGTATTGCGCGTTCCAAAGCCGTAACCGCCTTCAATAACCAAAAACTCCTGCTCAAACTTCTGCGGCTCCAGCAGTAACATATGGCGCAGCTTACCGTTAACCATAGCGTCCGTTTCTTTGTCCGGCGTGCATTGCGGGTTTAGCTTACACCCGCGCCAAAAGGCTATGGGGTTAAGCGGATCGTACTGGTGCAACTGGCTTTTGCTTATTGCCGGGTAGGCAAAATATTCTTTATCTGTTAAAATTTGCATAATTGTCTCCGTTAAATATGGCAATCAACAACTGTAAGGATTGTGTTTGGCGTGGCGGCCTTAAGCGTCTCCAAAAATAATTTGTTATACGCCACTTCATCCTCGTCATGGGACGCGCCCCACCAACCCATTCTGCCCTTACCAAACCATTTACCGTCCTTTACAAAGGCATATGGTCTATAAGATTCTGTTTTAGCCGCCTCAATATAGGCTTCTCTGCCGGCTAAAAGCTCGTCTTGTTCAAAATAAAAACCAAATTTTTTAGATTCGTTAATGGCTTTAATTGCAGGCTGGTTATTGTAAAACTCCCTTGCCTCATCAATGTTTTTTATGCGCGTGCGTGCGCTTTCCCATGTTTCCCAGTCCATAGCCGGTGTTAGGCGGCGACTTTATCGTAAACTTCGGCAGCTTTTTTGGAGGCAGTTTCTTCCATGCTTGCAAAATCAATGTCTTTCTTTTTGGCTATGTCTGCATAACCGGGCTTGTGATTACGATTAGCACCCATTACCCCTTTTTTGCCTAAAATGCCTTCCGCGCCCTCTTTTAACTTAAAGAAACCAGACCAGCGGCCGCCGACTACAAACCAATCCCATTTAGCATTGGGATTTGTACGGTCTATAACTTTTACTACCTCACCTTTATCATCAATAAGGCAATAGCCGTATTTGTGTTTTTCATTAAGGTCAAGTGTTTCACCGGGGTTAAGGACAGTTTTACCCTCATATTCTGTGCAATATTCAGCAAATGTCATAACTGCGCTTTGTTTCACTTCAACTTTGGTGTATCCTTCGGGAATGTAGGCAATTTTTGGGCGGTAACCTTTACCATCGCCCCAATCCTTGCTTGTCCAAGAAATACCGCCGCCCCAGCCATGTCCCATAGGGTTATGTTTGGACAATTCTTCCGCTGTAGGTTCTCTGTAAAATTGATCCGCCCAAGTTACAAATAAATTGCCCTCAGCGTCTTTATAGCGTGTGGTTGTCATGGTTTCGTATTCTTTACGCAGCTTTTCCGTTTCGTCTATATCCTGTACATATTTATCGTCCTGCCCTGTACATTCAAACTCATGGTAGGGCTGCAACTGTTTTGCTGGGTCTTTTCCAAATACTATTACTGTAAAATGGCTCATAAATATCTCCTTAAAATTAAAAACATAGGGGCGGCAGGGTTTGGGCCGCCCCGGGGTAACAGTGCGCCAGTTATGCTTTCAGCTCTCCGTCCTCAATAACAAAGCCTTTGGTGCCCGTGGTGTCCACGCGCTCGGCCCATATTTGGTAGCCGCTTTCTTCCGCGCGCTGCTTAATGTACTCAAGGCTCTCGTCGTCCAAAAGGCTCGCGTCGCGTAGCAGAATTACCTTTAAATCAGGGTTTTCCGCCGTGGCAATGTCCATGCTTAGCTTTAACTGCTCCGCCGCGCTTAACTGCTTTATGGGTAACCCCTTGTAAAGCAGCTCGTTATTACCAAAGCCCAGCTCTTTTACGGGCAGGTTGGCGGATTCTATGGCCTGTTTCTTTTGGTTTTCCAGGCTTTCCATTTCATTATTTAAATGGATAACATGGGCTTCCTCGTTTATTTTTTGCGTAACAAGTTTATCCCTGTTAACGGCGGCATCAAAGGCGGCGTTTATGGTTTCCGCGTCTTTGATTTTGCTTTCAATGTCCGTGGTGTCTATGGGCTGGTTGCTGCGCATAAACTCAAGCCCGCGGCGTATATCCACGTCAAGCTGTTCAACGTCTGACTTAATGCTTAAAATTTGCGCCTCAAGCCTTTTTATTTCGTCCTGTTTGCTGATTTTCTTTTGGGTAAGGCTGTCCAGTGCGTATTTGGCCTTTTGTATTTTTTGGTTGCTTTCCTGCGCATTTTGAAGAACAGACATTAAAGTAGCCACGTCCACGCGCTCTTTGGGCACATTAACTATGGGCATGCTTTCTATTTGGGCCTCAAGGCGTTTAACTTCCCTGTTAACCTCGGTGCGCTGCTCGTACAGACTTTTGTGTTTCCTGTCCAGTTCGTCAATGTCCACCTTTAAATCGGCGTTTTTGCGGATAAATTCGTACTGCTCCTTTGCGCTCATGCGCATAAAGGCCAGCGGATCAAACCCTAAAATGCCAGTAAACTTATCAAGCACGGCCTGCGGGCTGGAGTATTTGGCCCCGTCTTTACTCGTTACCTTTATGGTGGTGGTATAATCGGTGCCCACCTCATTAACCTTAAATACGCGCTCTATAATAAGGTCGTTAAGTTCAAGGCGTATGGTGCCTTTTTCCTGCCCTTGGCGTACCGGCATTTGCTGTATATTATCTTTGCCTTTCAGCACCCACCATATAGCGTCAAGCACGGTAGATTTGCCTTGCCCATTACGGCCCGATATTTCTACAAAATTGCCTTCCGGCCTTATGGTTATGGCCTTAATCTTTTTTATGTTTTCAAGCTGTAAACTTATTATTTCTTTGCTCATAAAACCCCCTGTAAATTATTAAGTAGCGTTCCGGCAAAACAGCCCATTCCGTTAAACTTCTTAGCAGTAGAACCGCCTCCACATTTGCCTTCAGCACTTCCATTGCCGCCGGCTTCACATTCACAACAGGCAACCCATAACTTGCCCGCGGTGTCCTTGAAACTGTTTAGTTTTTTTGCCATAAGATCCCCTATTTTGCCGGCCTTTTGACTTTCTTTCCGGTGCGATCTCTAAGAACGCCACACTTATCACAAGCCGCACCCTTAAAGTAAATATTTAAGCCGTAAAAGTTTGCCGCTTTCTTTTCTTTGCGGGTTAATTTGGCTTTGGCGGCTTTCATCTGCGCGCGCTCAATTTTGCGTGTTTTAACAAAGTCCTTAACCTTCTTAATTCTTACACTTGGATTGTGTTCCATTTTCTTTAACCTCAACTTGTTTTAAATAACCTTCGTAAATTTCTTGTATTTGCTTCATTGCATTGGCTTGCGCTGGCTCCGTTAAGCCCCATATTTGTATTGCCCCATTTGCCGCGCGCCGCGCCTTGTCTAAAGCTTCTTGCAATGTCATTCTTAATCCCTTATTAAATACGCCCAAAACAGCCGTAGCAGGTCTTTTGTATCGCCTATATGCCTAAGCATTGGGTACACAGGCCCATAGTTTAAAATCCCTTTGCCAATGTGTCTTATGCTTATTTCTTCACAATCCCAATCCATACCGTCCGGCCCAACAAGCACCCACACATCTATTTTTAAAGGTGCCTTAAAGGTGTAATCTACACGGCTTAGAGTTTTGATTAAAAAGTGTGTTAAATATTTTTTCATAAGCTTTAAATTGCCAAAAGTGCAATATATATAAGAACTGCAAAAACTGTTAAGACGCGCTTTTCATTTTTGCGTGGGTTGCGCCTGCCTTCAAAAATCAAAATGAAATTTTTTATAGTGGCCATATTACACTCCCATAAGTCTGTTAATGTCTTTTTCTTGGAACCAATACAGCTTTCCCCATCTTTTTGCAATATCCCTAAAGCGTCCGTATTTGGCCTTCCATTGAATGTTTTTCACGTCCTCTCCTAATCGGAGGGCAACCTCAAAGGAATTTATGAACACTATCCCCTGACGCGTAATAACCTTCGACTTCTGTTTGTATAGGGCAGATTTTTCTTCCCATGTGTTTTTTATTGCTATCATCTCAAACCTCTCTTCTTAGTCTAATTTCGTTAAATTTGGTACAATAAAAACCGCAAGCCCTTAAAATAATCCTGCCAGGATACAGAGGTGTTTAATCTCTGCTTTTAAGGTTTGCGGTTCTTATGCGATGTTAAGACTTTACTTATTAGCTTAGGTCATAACCTGAACTAAATTTTGCTACCTAAATTTTCATCTATCGCATAAGTCCGCTTTGGCATTGCGGTTTTATTTTTGAGGTTCGGTGGTTTCGGCCGTTTGCGCTTTAGCTTTTGTTTCACCGCCGCCCTCTGCAAGATTTGTCCAGTTTGACTAGGAACAAGCCTCACTTCACTATCTATATTAAGTTTAGTAAAAATAGTGAAGAAAGTCAAGGGGGTGTCTTATGCCCTCATTTTACGACGAGGAGTGAGGATATGAATAAAATAGAAGCTCTATTAAAAGAGTGGAACAATGGCGTTTTAAAAGGCTCTCAAAAAAAATTAGCCACCAAGTTAGATGTTGGCGAAAGTGCCGTTTCTGGTTGGATTTCGGGAAGAATAAAGCCGGGATCTGACAATATTATTGCCATATCTAAAATATTTAAAAAGTCTGAAAAAGAAATAAAAGAAATTTTTGGCATTCAGGATAAAAGTAAAAAAGATTTGCCAACAATGGAGATGGTTCGTATCAACAACTATGTACCGTTTATGGGGGAAATTTACGCCGATAGATTTAACTGTGCGATACTCGAGGAGACTCCTTCACTTTATATTCCTGTTCTTCGTGGAGATGATAATGATTATGCCGCAAAAGTTCGCGGCGACTGTATGGAGCCATCACTAAAAGAAGGAACTACCATTATTCTAAGGAAATGCACTATAACAGATGTCTCCGAAGGAGAAATAGTAATTGCACGACTAGAAGATGAATGTACATTAAAACGCTTTTATTTAGAAAGTAATACTATTTGGCTTATTCCTGATAATGATGCATATGAACCTATTTTTGGGTCCATACATGAGATAGAAATTCAAGCCAAAGTAATTGACGAGTTTAGACCTCCTGCAAGAAAAAGGAGACCTAAATTCTTAGAAGAAAAAAACAAAAAATAGGGGGATGTTATGACTCAGACGATAATACTAATCGTTTTAATACTTGCTCTCTTCTACGCTGCTTATCTACTCACACACAAACTATTAAATAAGACTTATCCAACGCCATTTAAAAACTGGCAACTTGTTTCATTCGTAGTGATTGATGCAATTATTATTTTCTTTTTAGCGAGGTAATATATGAAAAAACTATTATTCACTCTACTCTTTTGCTTATTTGTTGTGCCTGCATTCGCAGTAAAGATAAATGCAGACAACTATCAACGCTATATTGGAAAGCACTTTATTTTTTTAAAGCAAAGAACTGTTCTGGGCACCCATTGCAGAATAGGCGATAAGAAGTTTGAAAAAAATAAGTATGTCGACAAGGTCCTTCTTATTAAAGATATTGACTATAAAAATAAGTCCTTGGTTTTAGAAGAAACTAAAGATAATGGGAAAACAAAAACTATAAAAACAAAAAAAATATATCCACTAGATTGTGTTGATATCCTAGAGGATTTAGATATTGCAAGGGATTTTTATATCGGAAAAACGCTATATCCAACATCTATATTTAGGGGTATTAGCAGAGATAACGAGAAAGGATATACAACAAGTTATGATGCAGAAAAAAACAAACCATATAAAATTAAAGATGTGAAATGGGGAAATTATGACTCCGCCGCTTTTAAATTAATGATAGATGACGATAATTATATTACTGCAGAACTGCCGGATCAAATCCCATACTCATTTACCGATATAAACCCTCTTATAAAACAAAGACAGGCTGACAAAAAAGCTCAACAGGAACAACAAAAATATAGAGATATTGTTATAAAAGCCTACGGAGCGAATTGGTCTAAATCTACACTAGACAAGATAAATAAAGGCGAAATTTCAGTAGGGATGACCAAACATCAAGTAGAGGCATCTTGGGGTGTTTGCTTAGAGGATCGCAAGGTTGAGTCTGCCTATGGCGTTTCAGTATGGTGTAATTATCGACAAAAAGGAAAAACCTTAAACTTTGTTAATGATGTTCTTCAAATAATCGCAGATATATAAATTAATGCCAGAAGAAGAAAAAAACCTTTACAAATAAGAATCCTAAGAAGCGAAAAAGGAAAAAGAGTGCCCCGAAAAATCACTGAACGCATCCCAGTTAAAGATTGCCCCGGACTATTTAAGGTTGGGGATATATATCTTTGTGATTTTTACCGGGCAGAGATTGGCAGGCATCGCAAAACGCTAGGAAGCAATGTTAATGACGCTAAAAACTACGTTAAATTAAAACTTGCAGGCTTGCCCACGCCTTTGGACACACTCAAGGAAAAAACCCTCTGGGGAGCCTATTGCAGGGATTATACAGATAAATACTCCATTCAAGATAAAACCACTAAACGCTTTGTAAACAAAGCCATAGAAGACTTCAACAGAATCATTGCTCCTAAATATTTGATAGATATTGATGAAAAATCCGTCTCAAAATTTGTCTCCGAAATGGACAAAGAAGGGCGTGGCAAATACTCTATAAATAGAGAACGCCGTGTAATCATTAAAATGCTGAGAGAAGCAGAAGAAATCAAAGATTATAATTATCCAAAACATTCTTGGAAACTTGTACCTAAATTTAAAGAAGCCAAAGGCCGTCTAATAAAATATTCTAAAGACCATTTAAAAAAACTATATAAGAATGCCGACTCAATGCTTAAGGCGGCCATTATGCTGGGCTCTTATGCTGGTATGAGAGTAGAAGAAGTTTTTCAGGCGGAATGGACGGATGTTAACTGGGATAGGGGTGTTATTTATGTGCAAAAGAAAGAGAATTATATCCCTAAGGATTATGAAGATAGAGAAATTCCTCTTCTAAAACCACTAAGACAATATTTATTGAAAAACAAGGGTTCTTCAAAAAACACTCATATTGTGGCGTTTAAAGATGGCAGTTCCCCTAAGACCCCTGAAGTTATATCTGCTCTGTTTAGAAGATTGGCGCACGAGCTAGGTATTCCGTATACAAAATTTCATTTATTAAGACACAACTTCGGCTCTTTTTCTGCCGAGCAAGGCATTGACCCTTTTTCAATTCAAAAAGCTATGGGTCATTCCAAACTGGAAACAACCATGATTTATATACACGATACTGAGGCGAAGGTTATCCAAGAATATAAAACAAAAATCAAAGGCACAATGTTTTAG